CCAAATACAAAAGTTTGGTATTAAAAACAGATTACCTAAAAATGTTATCTATAAGATGTTAGAAAAATATCACTATTTAAATTTCTACAAAAAATGTAAAAAGATTTTAGATGATGGTAAAGTAACAGACGCAGAGATAGATAGTCTAAAAGAAGCAAAAGGTAAATCAGTTGCATTTACATTTGGTAGATTTAATCCACCAACTATTGGACATGAGAAACTTATTAACAAAGTTAAATCTGTACCAGCAAACGATTACAAAATTTATTTAAGTAGAAGTGAAGACCCTAAAAAGAATCCACTATCTCCTAGAACTAAACTAGATGTAATGAAAAAGATGTTTCCAAGTCATGCAAAAAACATTGAAATCAATACAACTAATATGATTTTAGATATATGTACTAAACTATACAATCAAGGTTATACAGATGTTAACATGGTTGTTGGTAGTGATAGAGTAAGAGAATTTGAAACCATCATTAAAAAATATAATGATGTAAAATCCAGACATGGATATTATAACTTTGACAACATCAAAGTTGTTTCTGCCGGCGAAAGGGATCCTGACGCCGAGGGAGCAACAGGTATGAGTGCAAGTAAAATGAGGGCTGCAGCTGCCAAAGGTGACCTTGCAAGTTTCAAAAAAGGTTTACCAAGAAACGCTGACGCAGAAAAGATTTTCAAAGATGTCCGAAAAGGAATGAACTTGGCCGCTAACTATTTGCATATTCAAAATGTTAGACCAATTGCCAGTATGGAAGAATTTGAACAACAACAAATAAGAGACCTTTACATAAGAGAAATGATATTTAATATTAATGACGAAGTTGATTATATCAAAGAAGATGTAAAAGGTAAAGTAGTAAGACGAAGTACAAATTATGTTGTACTAGAAGATAACAATAACAATTTACACAAAGCATGGATATGGGATTGTATTCCTATACCAGCAGACAGAGAGGTCCAAGTGAGAGAACATGATTTAGATGTTGACTATGGATTCGAAGCAGTATCAGAAATTAAAGAAGATTTAGACGCTCAACCACAAGATAGAGATGTTAAGAAAAAAGACGGCACACAGCCTAAAAAGTATTACAAAAACCTATCAAAGGATACAAAGAGTAAAAGAGCAGATTTCTTTGCTAAGAATAAAGACAACAAAGAAGCACCAGGCGATAAAGACGCCAAAACAAAACCAAGCATTCATACACAAAAGTATAAAAAGATGTTTGGTGAGATGAAGAAAGATTTACAAGACGCTTGTTGGACAGGTTACAAACAAGTAGGTATGAAGAACAAGGGTGGTAAACAAGTACCAAACTGTGTTCCAGAGAGTATGAGTGTTGAAGACGCAAGAAAAGTAGAAGGCTTTATAACAGATTCATACGAGATTGGCAAGGATTATGCTGACCATACTAAAGAAGTTACACCTGGTCAAGGTAAAGAAGTAAAGAAAGTAAAGGGTTTTATTGATAGAGAATCTACTCCAGATGAAAAAGATATAAAAGAATGGGCAAGTACAGATGAAACTATTGATAAATATAAGCTAAGATATAAAGAGGAATGGTCAAATAAACTTAAAGAAGTTGTGGCCAAGATGATTGAAAAACTATGAAGACTTTAAAAGAATACGAAAACATTGATAAGTTATGTGAGGAGTGTATCTTCGAACATGAACACGAGCCTTTAACAGAAGCAGAATATCAAGGTAAAAAAGTCACTTTGAATAATCCAATGAGAACACCAGGCGGACCTAAAAAGTTTGCCGTGTATGTGACAAACGAAAAAGGAAATGTGGTTAAGGTAACTTTTGGTGACCCTAATATGGAAATTAAAAGAGATGACCCTAATCGTAGAAAATCATTCAGAGCCAGGCACAATTGTGAAAATCCTGGTCCAAAAACTAAAGCTAGATATTGGTCTTGTTATCAATGGAGAAGCGGAGCAAAGGTAGACAACTAATATGGCATACAGACAAAGAATGAGTGACTTACTAGAACAAGTAAGAAACCCACAAATAAAAGAATCAGGACCTAGTGATTATTTAAAATCAAAGATGTCCGATACACAAATTAATAACATCAAAAAAACTTGGGCAATGAAGACAGCAAAAGATGTCACACCTGCCATAAGAAAGATGATTAAAGATTTAGATATTCCAACACAGCTTGCAATTAAACACGCAAACATTAATGTGATTTCTAAATTAGTTGAAGAAGGCGACCATGAAATTTCTATGGCACAAGGCGAACTCAAAGCTATCTCCGCAAAAGCTACTGAACTTGCTAATATGCTATCAACTAAATCAGATGACACAGATGAATTAGAAGCTTGGGTACAATCTAAAATTACAAAAGCAAAAGATTACATTTCTTCAGTTTCAGATTATCTAACACATAATCCAGGTCAACAAAACGAGGAGTTAGTAAAAGAAAACTTTAGTACATCTCAAATTGCTAGACTTAAAAAAGAGTATGAAGTATTAAGAGGTAAAAAGATTTCAGTTGCAAATGCTAACAAACTATCATTAATGTTTAAAAACATTCCAGATAGTGGTCTAAAAGATATATACAAAGCAGATATTCCATTCTTATCTGTTATGGCTATGTCAAAGATGATACAAAAAGGTATCCCTAGACCAGCAGGTGTAAAATTAAATTTAGAAGAAGTAGAAATACTTGACGAAGCTACACAAGATTACCTAGAAATTACAGAGGGTAAAATTGATAGTAAAAAATTTGATAGTTTGAAAAAAGGTGATACAATGACTATCACTTACAATTCAACTATGTCGGGTACAACTGTTAAAAAATTTGTTGTTAAGAGTAAAAGTAGAAGTGCAAAATACAACACAGATAAAGTAACAATGTATCCTGATGGCAACCCTAGTATGGCAAGATTTTTCTTATACAAAAGAGCAAACGGTGAAGTATCAATGGCAACAGGTGATATGGCAGCTTCTATTGTACAAGTTAAAGAAGATATGGCTGAGGGTAGAATGTCAGAGATTGACGCAATGGTAAAAGCTGGTAAGTCAGCAGCCGAGATTGCAAAAGAATTAAAATTAAATGTTAGAGATGTTAAAGCTATTTTAGGTGAAGAAAAAGATGACGAGGCAGAAAAGCAACCGTCAGTAAAAGAAGAACCTAAAGAGGACGATAAAGAAAAGTTAAAGACTGAACTTGAAAAGAAAGACGCTGAGATTGCTCAACTAAAACAAAAAGCAGAAACAGAAAAAGCAAAAACTGTTAAAAAGGAAACTGAAAAGTTAGTAAATCCTGAAACAGGCGAACCTTTACTACAAGTTGGTATTGCATACAAACATTTAAAAGATAAAATGAGTAAGCAACAATCTGAACATTTTGAACAATATATGGTAGAATATACTACACAACAAATCAAAATGGCTTATGGTGTTGCAAACGATAAGAGATACAAAGGTGGTAACTATTCAGGTGCTGTTAAGGCAATTGAGAAGATTGCAAAAGGACTATCAAATCATCCTGATGTTCAAAAGGTTTTAAAAAGAACTAATGAACAATTAGATGAAATGGCTAAAGACAAAGCATATGCAATTGGTATGTCAACTGCTAAAAAGAAATACAATGACGAGCCACCATTAGATAAAAAGACAATCAAAAAAGGACATGAGATTGCTGATAAACTAATGGGTATGAAAAAAGAAGAAACAATCAAAGAGTTTAAAAAGATGACTGTTACTTTTAAAACTATGGACAAAATGGCGAAAGCTTCAACAGACTTAGCAAAACATGGTTTTACTATTCATGCAAAAGGTTTAGTAATGAAAGTAGATGGTAAAGGTGATGACCTTAACAAGTATGCTACAGACCTTAAAAACTTTTATGGTGCAACAGTTAAGGCTGAAGAAAATGCCCCTACATTATCTGATTTAGAGAGAATGAAAAAGGCAGGCATGAAACCTAAAAAAGAAGAAACACAACACGATTTGGCAAAGGTGAAATTCGAACAGATTGCAGCTTTAAAAAAGAAGTCTGATAAATCTGGTATGCCATATTCAATATTAAAAAAAGTTTACGATAGAGGAATGGCCGCTTGGAAAGGTGGACACAGACCAGGTGCTAGTCAGCACCAATGGGCATTTGCTCGTGTAAATTCATTTGTAACAAAATCCTCAGGAACCTGGGGTGGTGCAGACAAAGACTTAGCTGCCAAAGTAAAAGGAGAATAAAGATGAGTTATTTAGAGAGTAAAAGTGGTAGCATGAGCGAAGTCGTTAAAGAAATGCAAAAACATTTAAAAGACAACGCCTACCAAGATTTGTTTAAGAAAGAATTAGAAAAGACTGGTAAAGGTATCGGCGCAATGTCTGATATGGAAAAGAAAGACTTTTTTAATAAGTTAGATAAAATGTATAAAGGTAAAGGCGAGGCAAAAGTTGATGAGTTAACTAAAGGCCAAGAAAAATTACCACCTGCTTTACAGAAAGCAATTAAAGCAAAAGAGAAAAACTCCGAAGAAGAAAGTTTTGATATAGAGAAGTTAAAAGAAGATGTTAATACTCTATGGTCAACAGCTGCTGACGATTTAGAAGCTATCAAAGAAAAGGCGAAGTATATGAAGGCACAAGATAAAGACGCCTCTACTAATGAGCCTGAAAGTGGCGAATCGGATGATGAGTCGGAAAAACAAAAAAAGGGTAAAACTTTAGTCGGAAGTGCAAAAACTAAAGTTGAAACAGAACCTAAGGTAGACTATCAAAAATAGTCATACCAGGCTTCAAAAAAAACTTCAAAAAAAGCGAAAAAAGCTGTTGCCAAATGGTAAGGAATATGTTATTATATACACATAATAAGAAAAGGATACACTATGAATAACTTACCTAAAATATATCTCGATATGGATGGCGTCCTTTTCGACTTTGTAAAGAACATTGAGAAGACTACAGGTCTTACAATTGACCAATGGACTAAGCTTGGAAGAAAAGAGCGTTGGGATCCAATCATTGCAAAGAAAGACTTTTGGTCTGACGGACCATGGTTAACAGAGGGTAAAAAACTCTTTGCTTTTGTAAAGAAGTATAACCCACATATATTAAGTGCATATGTAGAACATGCACATGACCCTAATTGCATTCCAGGCAAAACCAAATGGGCTATGAAGAATACTGGAATAACAAGAGATAAAATTAATCTTGTTATGAGAAGTCAAAAAAAGAATTATGCAAGACCTAATACCATTTTGATTGACGATTACGATAAAAATACAAAAGAGTTTAATCAAAGAGGTGGTATAGGTATCACATTTAAGACAGCTTCTCAAACAATCTCAGAGTTGAAAAAACTAGGTTTCAAGTAATTTCCCTTATAAATAGTAGGACTATATAGAAAGGCCGAAAGGTCTATTGAGTACCTATTAACATTTAAAAGGGAGAGAATAATATGTCAAGTTGGTCAAGTGCAGATTCAGCTGCTGGAGCACCTTTATGGGCTGCTACACAGTTGCAAACAAATAATGCACCTACAGCTTCAAATAGAACAAATTTATTTGAAGATAATACAGCAGATGAGTTTATTGCTGGTATGACAGTAGGTTTATTTAACTACGCTTCAGGTGAAGTACCATCAGGTGCTGCTCACATGGGGTGGAATTTGAAGTTTACAAATGGCTCAAGAGTTAAATACGAATGCTTGGTTGCTTTAGCAAACCCAGCGTAATAAAATAATTTATAGGGGCGCCTTCGGGTGCCCTTATACATATAAGTATATTAATAAAGTGGTCTGTGTATATGCACAGAGTAGCATTCCCCGAATGGGGTTAACAAGGAGATAAAAATGGCAGATAAGAAAATCACCGCCTTAACAGATTTAGGCGATAATTTAGCAAGCGTTGACTTGTTTCATGTAGTAGATGACCCAAGCAACACACCAATAAATAAAAAAGTAACAGCGGAAGATGTTTTCAATAACATTCCAAGTTACCTTGGTTTAAAACAAACTTCTCAAACAATTACAGCAGACGGTTCTACAACTACAGCAGTAGATGTAACCTCAGCTATAACTGAAATTAATGCAACATCAGCTACACACTCATGTGCTATGGCAGATGGTACTGATGGTCAGATTAAGGTGATAGTTAATACATCTACATCTGGTACAAACGCAATCACAATTACACCAGCAAATTTTTCAAATTCAACTATTACGCTTGACGCCGCTGGCGAAACAGCAGTATGTTTATTTAAAAATTCAAAATGGTATGTAATTGGTGGTAATGTACCAACAATCGCTTAATAGAGGAGATATAATATGTCTATAACAATTGATGAAT